GTATCCTATTGTTGCATCGCCATCTTTTGGATAATCATCATTAAATATTGGTTCAAGTTCCGAAAATTGCATTGATATTTCATATGCAGTCATAGATGCTTCTTTTCCTTCATAAGTCATATAACTTCCATCCGGAGTATAATTAACAGTGAAATCTGTTAATGCACATTCTTTAAATTTAGTTAGATATGGATGTTCTTTACTTTGTCCATTGTAATATGTAATCTGAAATGTATTTGGTGCTTTTAAAAATAACTCAGATTTTGATCTTTGAACACTCATTCCTTGTTTAAAGAATCTGATTATTTTTCTAACCATTTTTGCTTCATTTTCACTTCTTGGAGTTAATCTGAAATTAAATGGAAATGATCTTAAAGATGGTGAATTAAATAATAATTCCATATTTGGATTTACTATTGCACCTTCGTTTCTTTTCAATATATTAACACCAAGTGTGTTTTGTACAAATTTACTTGTAAATAATTTTTGTGCATCTGTAGAATTTTTTGCTACAGTATTTAATGCTCTTTCTGTTGCACCTCCAACTCCACCATTTTGTCCAGTAATACCCGAAGTCATAATATCTGCAAGAGCACTTTCTAATGGTTGTAATGAATCATCTCCCCAGTTTACTCTATTTGAATCACTTATTCCCGCAGGAATATGCAATGTTACTGAACCCAATGTTAATCTATCTTTGTTTCCTCTTGGTGAAGGTGTTCCTGCCGTTGTATTTTGTCCAATTGGTTTTGGAACATATTTTAGCATTATAATATTGATATAATCTTGATTATCTTTTAATTTTAATGGATACCATAAATTTCCATATGTATTGGGGCCATCCCTTGTGTTAGGATTTGTAGATACAATATCTGTCTTTGCAGTATTTATATCAGCATCTGTTGGTTTTTGTGCATCTGCTACTGCTGGATCAGTTGCAGATGGAACGGATGTTGTAACAGGTCCTGAAGCCGTTTGGATTGTTAATGATCCTCCTGGAACATTAGTTTGTGCCTGTCTAATGGGAACAGTTGCTGCAATAGATTTATACGCATCTAATGTTGCCATTCTCTTTGCAGAATTTGGAGGAGCTTCTCCATACCAAATTCTTTTGACATTTTTGTTAAAACCTTCGGCATTTCCTGATTTAAAAAAAGAATTATATGCAGCAGTTTCTTTATCTTTAAATTTTCCATCTCTAAAGTCTGCTTGATTGGATGATGCATTATATTGATAGAGCAATTCATCTGCCCCAAACGTCCCCGTTCCTTTTGAATAAACATCATAATTTCCATTAACATTTGCTTTTACAACAGTTTGATATGTCTTGCCATCACCATCTTTTAATAGTCCAAACTTATCTGTTGTAAAAACTGCTGCGTCATTGACACTTGGAACAAACACATCCGCCATCAGAATACCTCCCCATTAGAGAAGATGTTTAAAATATATTTTCCTACTATTCTAAACATTGAATATACTTTTTAGTTATTTAGTGAGGAATTTTGCATAACGTATTTTACGAAGATCTTTAACTTCTTCTGGTTCAACAATATGCAGTTTACCAACTACTTCATTCCAGGTATAACTACGAATTGTTCCCCAGTGATAATTAATTCCTTTAAACCCCCATCTTTCAACTGCAACCGTTGCGATTAAAGGATGTTGATCATATCTAAGTTTTGGTGTCTTAGCATTATAAATGAATGTATAATATTTTCCTACTTGAGGAATAAGTTCGGTATCTGGAAATAATCTTATAATTTCCATCATAATATCTTCAGGATTTCTAATATTTGTAATATTTCTTTTTAGAAGTTTAACCCTCTCTGATGTTTTTTTAATATGTTGACCGAAACCTTTTTCCATCATTTGATACCTAATTCTTTTTCTGTTATAATCATAAAATTTAACATTCTGTCAGCACACCATTCCTTTGCTGCTTCCCACTTTGCTTGATTTACTGCATAGGTTTGTGCTTCATATAGATATGATTTAGTCACTCTTGACCTTTGTTTTGGTGGTACTGTTTGTTTTTCTGGTTTAACTTCAACAATATAAGTTTTGATTTGCCCAGAATTTTCTTTCACTTTGATAATAAAATCTGGAAAATACCTGTGAACACGATTATCAACTGGAGAAAGATATGGTATCCAAAATTCTTCAGAACCATACTCTAAAATATTTTCACTTAAATCACACCATTTCATAAATTTCAATTCCCAAGAACTTCTGTAAATTATGTTATTTACATTTCCTTTATATTTTTGTGGATTTTGTGGGTGAAATCTACCTTGATTGTATTTTGAATCACGAGGCATTTTTAATCTTATGTCTAATACATAATATATAATGTCAAATTTATTTAGATGCCCTCAACACCATCTGCTAAAAGAGTTAGTGTTTCTGATATTAAATCAAAACTATTAAATCCTGCACTTACTTCACAGTTTCAATGTTGGTTTAATCCACCAGAGATGGTAATAAATTGGGTAAAGCAACGTGCTGAGGCTGGTTTAGGAAATGTGTATAATCCTGAATTTATTTCATTATCTTGTTGTGAGGCATCTCTTCCTGGATCATCATTGGCAACTCACGAGAATAATAGTGATTATACTGGTGTAACTCAAAGATTTGCATACAGAAGATTATATGATGATCGTGCAGATTTTACTTTTTATGTAGATCACGATTATTCAATCATTTATTTTTTTGAAAATTGGTTATCTTTTATTGCAAATGAACAGAATGCAACTGGGGTAGATGGTGGAAATTTTAATTATAGAATGAATTATCCAGATGATTATATTACATCGGCAATATATATCAATAAATTTGAAAAAGATTATGCTGGAAAATCTTTGAATTATAGATTTATTAATGCATATCCAATTAGCATCATATCTATGCCAGTATCATATGATAGTTCATCTTTATTAAAATGTACTGTTTCTTTTACTTATATAAGATATGTTCTTGGTAGTGATACTATAACTCAAGAAAAAATTAATAATCAAACAGGTTCTGCTGATCCTCAGTTTGGAACTGACTGGGGAACTGATCCTAATATACCAACACCAAAAGGATATGTTTCTGGTCCTGTTGGTAATAATTTTGGAACTTCAGATATACAAACACCAACAACATTTGTAAACCCTGCTAATAATTTTCCAAATTTTAATCTTGGTGCTCGCGCATAAATAACCATACCTGAATTTTATAGGACATTATGCCTTTACCAAAAATTTCTACACCAACATATGAGTTGGAACTTCCATCAACAGGAGAACTGATTAAATACCGTCCATTTCTTGTTAAAGAGGAAAAGGTATTATTAATTGCATTGGAAAGTGAAGATACAAAACAAATTACAAATGCAATTAAAAATGTTATCAAAAATTGCATCTTTACAAAAAATATTAAAGTAGAATCACTTCCCACATTTGATATTGAGTTTCTATTTTTAAATATTCGTGGTAAATCTGTTGGAGAAGAAATTGAAGTTAATGTGATTTGTCCCGATGACGGTGAGACAACTGTATTGGTAAAAATTGATGTTGATTCAATTAAAGTTTGTAAGAATGAAGAACATACAAATAAAATAAAAATAGATGATATAGCCAATGTTATTAAAAGCTTGTTATTATTGTTGTTCATGAGTATTCCTTTTCTAAAAATAAAAACAATCCATTAGTTTATTTATTATTCCTATGTATTTTTTTCGACCAATGTTCCCTCTTAGGAGTAACATTTGATTGCTCTATTTTTGCCAATTGCTCTAATATTTTTCTATGATTGTCATTTAATGATTTTGGAGTCTCGATTTTGAGAGTTGCAATCAAATCACCAATAACACCATTATAAAAAACTCCCTTTCCCTTAAGTCGAAACTTTGTATGAGTTTGACTTCCTTTGGGTATTTTAACCTTAACAAAATCATCATTTAAAGTTGGTATTTCTATTTCATCTCCAAGAACCAACTGCGTGTATGAAACAGGAACATCAACATGCAAATTTGCTCCTTCCTTATGAAAAATATCATGCTTTTTTACAGTAACAAAAATAATTAAATCACCAAAACTACCACCTTTTCTAGACTCTTCGCCCTCGCCTGCAACACGGAAAGTCGATCCATTTTCCGCACCAGGAGGAATAAAAACTTTTAACTGATTATTAAAATAATCAGGCGTAAATCCAGATCCGCCA